TGTAACCTTGTCCTTCTGCACCACCGCTTAATTCGCCAATATCAGCAGTTGCTTCGAATAATAATTCATCTGTTAAATAATTTTCTAATAAAAATTCTAAAGTAAATTCTGCTCCTGGAGCATCTTTTAATGTTCCGTTCTTTTTTTCTTGCGGAATAATTATAGGATGTTCATTGTACATTTCAATACCACCATAAGCACCATCAGATTTAAAAACTAAACCACTTGCAAGTTGTAATGACATTCTCCATGCTTCTTCTAATCCATCATCTTGAAAAGATTTTTCTGAAACTGCTTCTCGCAAACTTGCATCTTTTAAAATCATATCAGCCATAATAATATTTGCAGATTGCGTTATATTATTAAAAGTATCTGGAGCATTGTTTATTAAATCTCCAATTAATTCTTCTGAAATAGATCTAAAGTTACTTGTTGCACTATCAGCTAAAAGATTTAGACCACCAACTAATTTTGCATTGTCTGGATTTCTTAAAGCAATAAAACCATTTAAAATGGCATCAGTTGCTTTTGTTGGTACACCACCATTTGCATTTAACAACATTCCTAAATGTGCCATTTCTGGAGCATCACTTTTTGAAATTTGTGTAAAAGCAGAATTTGACCACTCTCCAGCAACAGCTGATATATTTCTTACTAATGTATATATTTCTTCTGCATTTCCATTTTCAAAAATATTTTGAAAGTTTTTTAAATCATCTGGTCTAAAAAATTGTGGTTCTACCCTATTATATTTTTCCATATTAAACATAACAAATTCTTTGTAACCATTTGCTTGTTCAACAAAAGTTTCAAAGTTTTGTTCTTGAAAATTTATAGGCGGTACAGAAACACCATTTAATTTTTCTACCATACCTATCATGTCGTTATTAATATTATTTTCCATGTAGGTAAGTAGCTTTTCAATATGAGGTACTTGATCTGCTAAACCTTGGTCAAACTTATCTGTGCCACTTGTAGCCAATAATTCTTGATTAACATTATTTAAAAAAGTTCTTACTTCTTCTATTGGTTGATTTGATAACATTTTAATAGTGTTATAAGCATCCCCAGCAGAAGCTAATTTTTTTAAATCACTTGCTACTTCTAATGCTGCATTAATTTCTCCAGCATCTTCTAAAGATTTCATTAATGCTTCGCCTTTTAACATTAACTGGTCAAAAGTATTCCAATCGCCAAAATATGATGCACTGGAAACATCGGTAAAATCAGTAACAAGTTTATTAAAAGTTGTTTTTTGTGTTTTTAATCCAGTGATGGTATCTGCATTGGTTGCAGCAATAACTCTATCTGCCTGGTCTAAATAATTTTTAATTGTATCTGCATCTAGTTTATCATCCCAATAACCAGACTCTATTAAACCTTTAAAGTGTTCTGGATTATCAGCTGACATCATATCAGCTTGTATAGAAAATATTTCTTTTTTTATTGACTCTTTATATACATCTGGAGTTACTGGAACTTTGTTTCCATTAACATCCATGTACAACAAACCATCAACATATTTTTTATCTATAATAGAATTTTCGCCAAGTAGTTTGATCCAGGCATCTGTCTTTTCATTTGCGTTACCATACAATGCTTGGTTTTTTAAAATATTAACTTCGTTTTCAAAAGTAATAAAATTATTTGCAAGAACATTTTTATTAATTTGACTTTCAACATTAACTCTTTTTTGAGCTATCATTTGGTCAAATTCCATTTCAAAAATTAATTTATCTTGTTCATTTAATCCTTTAGATAAATTTTCTTTTAATTTAGCAACACCATCTTCCCATTGTTGTAAGGCTATGGAAGTATTAGGATTGTTATTAGCTTCTGTGGTTAATTCATTAATTGGACTTAATGATCCATTAATTCTACTTTTAACAGCTGTTTCTCTTTCCAGTTCTATTTTTTTTATTTCAAAATTAGTTTTTAATTCTAATGTTAATTTATCATGTTCAACTTTTGCATTTTCTCGTAATTCGTATTCTTTTAATTCTTGTTCTTTTTGTATTGTATATTTTTCACTTTCAAAAGTTTTACCAAGTTCATATTTTTTTAAATCTTGATCAATTTGTTGTTTATACAAATTGCTTCCAATTTCTGTCATTGTAGAACCTAATCTAGCAGTAGCTTCATATGGTAATGTTGCAGCTCCTACTAAATTTCCTGGCACACCTTGTGCTTGACCAGCAATTCGTTGTGGATCGTTTTTACTTGTAAATACTGGAATCTCTACCATTATTGTGCCTCCAGTAATAAGTTGCCACCAGTAGCAAGTTTAACTTGATTTTCCATACTGGTTTTAAATAAGTTCATGTTAATGTTATTATTAAGATCAATAAATCTTTTAGAGTTATTATTAATCATATCAGTTAAAATTTTATTATTAGCTGCTTGGGCATCTATCATCGCTTTTGCATTTGCAGCTGCTTGATTTGCCATACCAATATTTGCACCAGCTGCTATTGTTGATGTTACTGCATTAACAAACATACTAGCTCGTTGTTGTCTTGCCTGGTACAAAGCAAAATCCCCTTTATATTTTTCATCGACAGCTGCTCGTTTAAAATCATATGCTGTTACATTTGCATCGTACATAATATTCATTCGTTCTATTTCAGCTTCGTATAAATTTTGTTCGACAACTTCTAACGGAGTGCCTTCCATTTTTACACCAGCTGCAATATAAGCAGAATGAGTCGCAGCTTCTGCTCGTTCAAAAGATTTATTAAATCGTGCTACATTACGATTACCAATTTCAATTGCTTGTTCTGCTTTTTGTTCATACAAATCAGCATTATTATAATTTACAGATTGTTGATACTTACCAGCTTTTACTGCTGCATCGCCACCAAGTAAGTTACTTACAACATTAATACCTTGACCAGCTGCCATCATAGTAATCGGATCTACTGACATTACATTACCCTCGCAAATCTTATATAATCTTCATTGTTTAAATATTTTTTCATTAATCCTTCTTCTTCCATTCCAAGCCACTCGGCAAAACGATGTCCAAGTGTAAAATCTTTTTTAACAGTAGTTTGCAAACGAGTAACATTATTTTTTTCAATAAGTTTATCCATCGCATTTTTTACAACTCTAGCTGCACCTATTTTATTTTTCCAAACTAAATGAGTTGCCATAACCCATCCTTCAAAAACATTTTCCCAAACAGGTACAAAGCCACCAGAACAAATTATTTTATCATCTTTAATCGCAGTAAAACTCATACCAGGTACATATAAACCTTTTAACAAATCACGATATTTTTCATTAACTTCTGTCAATGGATCATTCATCATCGAGTTAATAATTTTTTCTGCGTGTTCTTCTTCAAAAGCTATTATCTCAATCATTAACAGTAATCATCGGATAGATAGAAATTACTGTTAGTGGTAATGGTTGTGTTTGTCGTACATACACAAAACCATCAGTATTAAAATCATCCCTAAATTCTACTTGCTTGTCGCCAGTAAATAATGGCACAGCACTACTCATAGCAGCGGCACTAGATCGAAAAGGTATTCTTTCCATATCTGATAAACTAGATCCTACTTCTACACCTACACTTTCATGTAATCGTAAAGTAACCTCATTAATTCTTTTTGTTTTAGATTGTGATGTAGCTTCTTCTCCTTTAGCTTCTACACGCATTGTTTGTAATAACGATGTATAACCTAAACCAACATGAACTTTTGTACTTGATCGTTCTAAAGTTATTGCACCACCAGATACAGTTTTGTTTGGATGCGTAGATCCATCAGCTAAAATTGTAACCGATTGTCCTTCTAAATGGTCTAATCCAGTAATAACAGTTGCTGCACTACCAGAATAAGTTAAGCCACTATCAACATAAAAAGCATCTGTTTGATCTGTACCATAATCAAATAAAGTTAAATATTCGACATATCGTCTTGTCGTTCCGTTAATAGTTCTTTTAACAATAACATATAATTCATCTTCATTTGCATCAGTAGGTATAGATGCAACACTTTCTACTACTGCATTTCCAGAACTAAAAGCACCACCAACTACATGACGATGCCAACCAACAACTTCTTCTGCCCTGGCATAAGTAAAACCAAGTAATGTACCATCAGATCGTACACACCATAAAACACTATCTGGTTCTTGTTGATATGCCATTTCTGTTATACCGCCTTCTGTAATATGCTCGGCAAGTAATGTCATATCTTGTGCTTGGTACTGGTCAATGTTTAAATTATAAACAAGCTCTCGTATTTTTCTTTTTGCTCGTTGTACAAACATGGTAACATTTTCAATTTGTACTGCATCAATATTGGCTGCACCATAACTTGATTGTCTTTGTATCTGTACATTTGTTGGTGTAATTGGTTGTGTCGTACCAGAAGCACTAACAACAAATTCCCCTCCAACAGTTCCTAAAATTAAAGATCGTTGAGCTGTAATATATCTAATTGCATTAACTTTATTTGATGCAATTGTATAAACCATCGCATCGGTATCATTAGATCCAGTTGTAAAATTTTCTAAATCAGCACTTTTACTAAACCACAAAGTTTGTGGATTGTCATTAGATCCAGCAAAAACTAATCGCTGTTCAAAAAATGTTACACAGCTCGGATATTTATTTGTCGTTGTATTCAAAACTGGCGATGGAGAACCAGACAATGAAGGAGTTGATAATGTCCAACTTGTGTGTCCAGATCTTGTTAATTTTCTAATCGCATAACTTGGATGAACCAGGTACATAAGATCTGCACTTTGTGCAAATTTTATCGTTGGTAAATCAGCAGTTGAATATGGCGATGCAATTTCATAAATTTTATTTGCAACACCAGCAGAACCATAAGCTGTATAACTCGTTGTATTAACATTGTTACCATCAACATCTTGCAGTTCAAAAGTATTTGTTGTTTTGTTTGCAACTTTAAAAGTTTTTCCATTTAATTCGGTCATTCCAACAACGGAGGAAATGATGATGTGGTCGCCATTGGAATAACCATGGGAGGTAGCGGTTATAACACCAGGGTTAGCTTGTGTTGCACCGCTGATGGTTTTATTACTTTCGGTAATAATACCATTATCTTTAAAAAAACGAATATACTGATTACCAAACTCCATAATGTAAGTTTGTGTAGTCGAAAACTCAAAAGGTATTAATCGTGTTTGTGCAGAACTTGTTTTTACTTCGTGAATAAATTTTGTTCCTGGTCGTCTTGTTGCTGCACCATGTGGATGCACAACCATATTTTCTAAAGTTTTACATCCGTTAAAATATTTGCCTAAATCAGTTCTACCATCTAACCTAGGAGATAACTCTCCAGCAGTAAAATTGGTAAAGGCAATAGTTGACCTTGCCATTAATACCTCGAATTAATAAATGTACTTGCGTCTAAATTGTCAGCAGTTCCTTCCGAAGCATCAACATGACGAGCTTCTCTTAATTTATCTCGATAAAGTTCATTCATTTGTGTTGCTAAAGAAGTTGATGAAGTTACTGCATAACATAATTCTGCTGCTAATCTTGCAGCTATAGTTTCTTGTAATAGTGTATCGTATTCATTTACATCAGTTATTTTAGAAATATAAATTAAGTGCATGGTACTTTCATCTGATAGAATTTTTCTACCTTCTACTTTAAATGCAGTACCATTATCTAAATCAGAAGAAGATCCATCGTGATGACCTCCTACTTTTAAAACTCGTAAACAATCAGCTGGTAAAGTATATTGATAAGTGTATTCGTGTGAAGGTGTGTCAGTATCAGCTGCCAGTTCAACTCTTTTAATTAAACAGTTCCAGGCATGACTACGAAACACAGCATCACGCACTGGTTCATATCGTTGGTTTAACAGCCTTGCGTTTTTACTATCTTCTGTAATGTCTGTAATGTTGTTTGCTCCCAGCATATTTAGTGCCGAGTTACATATTTCTACTTTTGATGCCATTTACTTTTTCTTTTTTGGAAATCCAGCTTTCATATTTGCATATGATTTTGGACTTATTGTTGATTTAGATTTTGGTCTTGATGTACCAGCTTTTTTTCTTGCATTAATATTTGCGTATAATCCTTTTTTTGCCATAATTTCTCCTTGAAAAAAAAGGGGGAATAAATCCCCCTCTATTAGTTATTGAGTCCAATAAACCCAAGCATAGATAGTACCACTGATAGTTGCACCACCAGTAGTAATAACGATGTCAGTTTGTGAGCTTACTTTGTAACCTACACCAGTTACAGCAGTTGTTGCTGCTCCAGTAGAGCTACCACCTAACATTGATTGAGTTTGTCCAGCAACATTCCATGTGCCTACGATTCCTAAATATCTATCATCATCGCCAGAATCGCCAACTTTTAAAGTTGAAGATCCACCAAGAGCATCAGCTTTGATAACTACATCATGTATAGTTGCTCCAGCTGGTATTCTTGCGATTGTGATGTCAGAACCACTTGCAAGGGAAGCTGCTTCGTATGTATCGTGCCATACCATCATAGGAGAATTGTTGCCGCCATCAGCATTTACTGCTGGTACAGCATCAAGATTAGTAATAGCACTTGATTTAACACTAGCCATATCTTATCCCTCCTACTCGTTACAAGGAATCTGAACAACTTTTTCTTCTTCCATTCTAGTTGCACCAATTGACATACAATAATAAACTTGTGTGCTGTAAGATTTATCAGCTCTTTCGTCTATTCTTGCAGTTACATCCTTGCCAATAGCAAGTTTGATAGCATCTTTTGTGAAAGCAAAAACTAATCTGTCGTCAGTATTACTTGCATCGAAGCTTAATCTGTTTGACATAATAAATTTAAAACCTAGGTAAGAGTCAATTTGACCTTGTGCTAGAGCTTTAACAGTATTGAAATCAGAAGATTTAACTTCAGTTGTGTTGAGCAAATCACTTATTTGAGTTGCTCCGCATACAATATATCTTGGTATGCTCGGATCTACATCAGCTAAATCCATTTTCTTCTTTGCATCAAGAAGTTTTGCAACAGTTAAACCATCAGATTGATTTGAAGTCGCAAACTTTTGAGTGCTTGGAAGTGCAACAGAAGTGCCGCCAGTTTCTCCAGTATAGGCTGTGCCGCCTAAAGCTGTGATGATAACATCATCCATAGCTCTACCCATCGCAGCTGCTGCTGCTTTAGCATAAGAGCTAGTTGGATCAATTAACATTCTTACTTTATCCGCATCATCAATTAGATCTGCCCACTCATAATCAGCCAAGCTAACTCGTCTGCGTGAGTGCGGAGTATCAATTTGCGGAGTCGAAGAATGTCTGGATGTACGCACTTGTGCAGTAACACTGCCAACTTGATCGAAGTACGCATTTTTTCCAGTGATTGACTCAACATCTACAGCTTCACGCAAACGGCTACCCATTTGTTGTGAAAGCATTTGCACATTAGAACCATACTGCTGTACAAAAGCTGTAGTAATTTGATTAGACATAATGTCCTCCTTATTCAAATTATGGTTAAAATGTTCGAGAATTATCTACTAATGTAGGTTCGTCTGCATTTTACAACTGTTAGTTGATCTTCTATTCAGATTGTCAAACAGGATGCTTACGCACTACCCCATTGAAACTTTTGCATTAAAGAGATCTGTCATTTCCTTGACAGCTGCTTCGTGTCCAGGATGTTCTTTGTTATGATAAGGATGTGTTTTATCAAACATAATCTTATCAATTTCTCTTTGTGCTTCTTGTGGTGTTATAGCACTGGTATTTTCTTGTCCAGCACTAATATTATCTTCACTAAATTTATCTGACATATTTGCAAGTGCCTTAATAAATCCAGGATGATTACCCACTGGTGTTCCGTCTTGTAATTTTAGTTCAGCTAAATCATTTGCAAAAAAAGTTTTAAATACATTATTAGCTGCATTAACTTTTTTATCATAAGCTAAACCAAATTCTTGCCTTAATTCAGTTTCGTTTTGGCTACGAGCTAGGGCAGAATTTTTTTCTGCTTCTTCTCTCGCACCAGTTTCTAGTTGACTATAATAATCTAAAATGCCCTGGGCTTGTTTTGGTAATAATCCAAGTCCATGTGCATGATTTAAAAAATTTTTTACTGGTTGAGGATCTGCACCTTCTGCTAAATTATAATTAACTCCATAATCATCAGCTGATTTTGGTAATCCTAATTTAGTAAAAGTTTCTTTCCAATCTTCATCTGTAAAATTATTATTTGGCACTGCCATTTTATCTTGCCCAACCATTCGTTGTGCATGAATAAAACTTTTTGCCAATTGACCAGCATCACTAAAATTTTTTAATGATGGTTCGTTTTGCAATTCTTCTGGTAATGTACTTACAAAAGATTGTGGTTGTTCTGTAGTTGGTTCAGATTGCACCGCTTCTGGTGCAGTTGTCTGTTCTTCACTCATTTTTTCTCCGTATTAGGCTTTAACATTCCTTTAATGTACAATGTTACAGCTCTCATTCCTT